ATGGCAACAGTGCATCGATCGTTTTGTTGATGAACCCGCTCCAAGAGTTGGGCTTGTCATTCACAACGACAGCAGTCGGCACTTATGTATTCCGTGACCAGCTCTCCGCTGGCCGCTTGAACGGATACAAGGTCATCGTCAGCAACAACATCCCTGAAGGGACTGTGATTGCAATGGATGCCTCGTCATTTGCTTCGGCATTTGACACTCCTGAGTTCGCCGTGTCTGACACAGCGTCGCTCGTTCAGGCCGATGATGTTGCACCCGATCCAAGCGTGTTGGACAAGAACAACTTCGGCGCGGTCACGACCGGCAAGGTTGTCAGCTTGTTCCAGCAGGAATTGATCGCTGTCCGCATGACGATGCCATTGTCATGGGTGATGCGTCGTGACGGTTTCGTCACCGGCATCAACGGCGTGGCCTGGTAATCGTAAGTAAATAAACAAGGGGAGGCTCGTCCTCCTCTTGTTTTATGGAGAATCAAAATGCCTAGTTTTTTAATGTGGCAATTCAAGAACCGAAACGAAGGTGTATTTCACGCTGCTAATTCAGCCGCAGAAAGAACCAAGATGCTCGGCAAAGGTTATGTCGACATTACTGGCCAGCAAGTCTGGACCGTACCTTATCCAATTTCAAAAACGACCAAGCAACCAGTCGTGAATGTACCCGCCCAGGTTGTTCCTGAGTCTCCTGCTGAGACGATCCCTGCCGAGGCAGCCGCAGAATGAAACTCCTCGACCTATTTAAGCGCAAGTCACTCGTCAACACGATGGATGTCGGCGTCTTAAATCAGTCCTGGGGGCAGGAGTGGTGGCAAGCGGGACGCAAGCCTTTGCAGGGCGGCAATAACGCCGTCGTGGAGGCCTGTGTCCGTCGCTATGCTGCATCAATCAGCTCGATGCCGATTGAGCATTTCAGAACGAAGGAAGATGGTGCGCGAGTCCCTGTCAAAAACAGCGCGGCTCTGAGAACCTTACGCAAGCCCAATCCGTTGATGAACCAGGTTGAGTTCTTATCGAACCTAGTTCGCAGCCTGTTTTATAACGGCAACGCTTTTGCTGTGGCCAGGCGCAACAACAGAACCGAAGTGGCTGAAATGTGGCTGATGCGACCAGAGATGGTCCACGCCTATCGGCTGCCGGACGACGGTGGAGTGGTTTACTCGCTGAGTGACACTCGTTTCACATACGAGAACTTCGATCCTGAGTATTTTGTCCCAGCTCGGGATATGTTGCACATCAAACTCGCAACACCTGACGACCCTTTGCGTGGTGTGTCGCCCATTGAGTCAGTCTTTGCAACTGTGACGACAAACAATGCGATCACAGCTGGGTCGGCTAATTTCTTTACGAATCAGGGCCGGCCATCTGGCGTGATTAGCACTGACAAGGATTTGACGAAAGAGCAGATCTCAAGATTAAGAGAAGTCTGGAATCAACAGTCTGCCGGGTTCTCATCTGGACAGACACCAATTCTGGCAAGCGGCCTGAAGTGGCAACAGATTTCGATGTCGAGCCAGGACGCTCAGATGATCCAGGCTTACCAGATGACGGTTGAGGCGATCACCAGTGTTTTTGGTGTGCCTCTCGCCCTGGTCAACTCGATGGGCAATTCGACATACAACAACACAGAGCAGCTGATCAGCCATTGGCTGGCCACGGATCTCGGCCACACAATCAAACTGATTGAAACGTCTCTTGAGAATTTCTTTGAGCTGGATGCTGACGAGTCAATCAACCTAGACGAAAAGATTCTCCTTCGCACCAACATGAAGGATCGAGTCGACACGCTTGGTCAGGCTGTACAGCGAGGGATTTACTCACCTAATGAGGCGCGACGCATCGAAGGGCTGCCTCCTGTAGAGGGGGGTGAAAAGCCTTACCTACAGCAACAGATGATCCAGGTCGGTGAGACTCCCGAGCCTGTCGCGCCTCCTGCGCCCCCGACACCAGCTGTCGAGCAGCCTGAGGATCCAGAGGCTCAGGACAACGAAGCAGAAAAGGCGCTGATCAAATCCATACTGATTGGAAAAATGCACCATGCTTGACCACAAACAATTACCCGTTATTGAGGCAGTCGCAGAGGTTCTTTCTGAGACTCGGGACTCATTAAACAAAGCAATCGAAAAGAACGCCGGCGAGCTCGCGGCCATCCAGGCCAAGCTCATCGAGGTTGAGGCTCGCGCAGCGGAGTCAGAATCTGAATTCGCCGCTGAGATGCTTCGGGTTGTGCAGAGCAATAATGAAGATAACTTATCCATTACTCGCGAGGCAATCAATGATTATGCAAAAACTATTAGCGATCTGGAACAGCGTCAAGGAAAAAGTGAAGAGCTTTCGCTCCAAGTAAAGGCTGACGTCCAGACGCACTTCGACGCACTGAAGTCAATCGTTGACGAGCGTCTTTCGCAGATCAAAGATGGTCGCGACGGCATTGACGGCGAGAAGGGTTTAGACGGCGCCGCCGGCCAGGACGGCCGCGATGGTGAGCCAGGGCGCGATCGCCCAATCATTGAGCCGATGCTGGTTCGTGATGGCGACAAGGTAGACAAGAACACGCTCGTCGCTCATGGTGGCGGTTTGTTTATGACTAGCCGCAAGGCGAACGGATCGCCGTCAGATGACCCGGCAGGATACAACGTCCTGGTCAACGGCATCGACGACATTTCGTTTGAGCAGACAGAACTTCGAAAGACCGCGATGCGTGTCGCCCTGTCTGATGGCCTAGTCATTGATCACACAATCGAGAATCACTCGCCGATTTTTCGCGGCACGTTCAAGAAAGATGTCGATTATCTGATCAATGACATTGTGATCAAGGATCGCAAGACGCTCATTAAAGTTGCCGACGAAGGCGACAAGCAGTGGCAGATGTTTGTGTTCACAGAGAAGGGTGACCAGGGCGAGTCCGGTGTTGCCGGCGCCCAGGGCGCTCCTGGCGTAGGCATCAAGGACATATTCGCAGCCGAATCAAATATTCTGTTTGAGATGACGGACGGCCGAGTTCACACGATTGAGCTTGCTCTACCTGATCTCAATGATGATTTTGATGGCGCGGCTGTCAAGTCATTCCGTGGCTATTACGATGCGACCCAGACTTATTCGTCCGGCGAAATTGTTCGCATGGACAATTCGCTCTGGCTGGCCATTGATCGCACCACAGATTTCCCGTCTGGCAAATCAGCCGCCTGGGTGCAGATGATCGCTGGAAGTGTCGGCGGTGCAGGTGGTGGAGGTGACGGTACGGTTGGACCTCAAGGACCTCGAGGCCCTATTGGTCCACAGGGTCCTGCGGGTGCAGACGGTAAACCAGGCACACCAGGAAAAGAAGGTGCACCAGGTCCAGCAGGGCCACCAGGGGCAGATGGACAACCTGGTGCTGATGGTGCTCCAGGGCCAACTGCTGTGTCAGCTGATGCAGACAACGCTGCGGTTATCTCTGCAAACGATGGGCTGATCTATGTTCCAAAGTCAACCTCATCGAGCGTGACAGTTTCTGCTGTCCCGCCGGTTGATGCGGAAGAGAATTCGCTCTGGTTCAATACTGGTAACGGTGGCCTCTACGTTTTGTACAACGACGGCACAAGCAGCCAATGGGTGCAAACCACAAGCGCACCTGGCGCGGCCACAATGTACGCAAGCGAGACACCTCCTACCGACCCGACAAAGAATCAGCTCTGGTTTAACAGCCAGACCGCGAGCATGTTCGTGTACTACCTCGATTCGACTGGCGGCCAGTGGGTCGAGATTGTCAGCATTGGCGCGGCCCCCGAAATCACAAAACTTCAGAACGAGATTGCAGACCTGAAAAAACAGGTCGCTGATCTTGTTGCACTCATTCAAAAGTAAGGAACGAACATGGCAGCCTTAGAGTTTCCCGATACCCCAGCCGCTGGCGACATCTACGACGCACCGAACGGTGTGCAGTATCAGTTCGACGGCATGAGCTGGAATGTTGTGTCTGCCGCTGCTGGTGTGCCGGGCCCTCAGGGTGAAATCGGACCTGCTGGACCACAAGGCGAACTTGGACCTGTTGGGCCAGAAGGTGCTGACGGTATCAGCGTTCGCTACATGGGGCGCGTCAACAACTACACAGAATTAGAAGCAATCCGACCCGGCGCGAAGGGCGGTCAGTTCTACATTACGAACGACACGGGCGAAGGTTATTTCGCATTAGCGATTGATGACCCGAATGTTGTGACCGCATGGGAGTTCATGGGTCGCTTGGTTGGTCAAGATGGTGCCGCCGGAGCGCAAGGCGAAACGGGTCCTGCAGGACCGCAAGGCGAAGCCGGAATTCAAGGAGTGCAAGGCGAGACCGGACCCGCCGGAGCGCAGGGTGAACCCGGAGCCGCCGGAGCCGACGGTGCACAAGGTCCGGAAGGTCCGCAAGGAATCCCAGGACTCGGTTTGCGATTTATTGCAAGAGTGCCAACAATTGATGATCTTCCCGCCACGGCAAACCAAGGCGACGTATATCTTATCGAAGCCTCCGGCGACGCATGGGTTTGGGATGAAACCGTTACGGCATTCGTAAATGCTGGACCCGTCGTCGGTCCTACGGGAGCGCAGGGTCCGACCGGACCACAAGGCGAGACGGGACCCGCCGGTGCCGCCGGTGCAGAGGGACCGCAAGGTATAGCAGGTCCGACAGCAGTTTCCGCCGATGCCGGGAATATTTCCAAACTCGGCACAGACGGCAAAATCTTTACACCAGCCACAAATCTGTCAGGCTACTTGCCACTAGCTGGCGGTGCTATGACCGGAATGCTAGGCATGACGGGTTCAGGCACTCAGCCACTTCGTTTCGGTTCAGAACCCGCTGGCAATTACAACCTGACAATGTTGGCCAGCGAAGGTGGAATGCAGTGGCAGTTTAATTCCGACCCACTATTCCTGTGGAGCAAGACTTCACTCACAGCACAAAAGCCTTTGATGTTGGCTGCCGATCCTGTTTCTGAATTGGGTGCTGCCACTAAGCAATATGTTGACACGAAGGTCGCATCTGGCGGCACCACTTATACGCTGCCAACTGCGTCGGCAACTGTCCTGGGTGGCATTAAGGTTGGATCAGGACTTGCGATTGATGCCAACGGCGTGGTCAGCGCGAGCGGTGGCACATCCGGGTTGCCATTAACTGGCGGCACGATGACAGGCACGATTGCATCGCCTATTGCTACGCCGATGAGTTTTATGAACAACTACTCGCTGTTCTCACAGAACGGTGGTGTGTCGTTCAGATTCGGTGCTGCTGACTTGATTGCTTTTAGCTCGGTTGGAATCATCAACTACAAGCCGATGACCACACCGGCATCTGGTATCGGTGTTCAGTTTGGCTCTGGTGGCGGATACTTGGCAAAAGGTGGCACAAATGGAATCGGTGCTTACATTGGCGGTCAACTACGCTGGACGTTTGGCTCAACTGAGCATATGTCCACGTTACCAATTGCGGTCTCTGCGGAAGCCACAGCCGTCAATCATTTGGTGACCAAGTCATACGTCGACAACAAGCCGACCATCATCTCAATGCCAGCAGGTGGCACTGCACCAGATGCAGCACTCTATCCGAACAACACTTTGTTGGTGGAGTATTTGTAAATGAAAGTAAACACACCAACCGGCTGGGCTGACGCAACGCCGAAAAAGATCAACACACCTGGCGGCTGGAAAGATGTCGCCTCGGTGAAGGTCAACGTGGGCGGTGTGTGGAAAGACTTGCCTAGTGGCGCAGAGCCAGAGGTTCTGACCGAATTGCGCTGGAGACAGATTGGCCCCTCGCAGATTGAGTTCACAGCATGGGGCGGCTCAGGCACTTACTTCTACGACTTTGACGGTGATGGTGGCGCAACGGAAACGAACAGCTACGGTGAGAAGGTTCATGTCCATACATACAAATACACAGGGTACAAGTATCCGACTTGTATGGACATGGCTGGCAATGCCAATCAGCAGGGTGTCAAGGTTTCAGCCGACATCGTCGTGAAAACAACTTGGCCATGAGTAAACATTTTTTAACGAAGGTGCGTGATGTCTAACCCTGATGTGATCGGTCAATACGGGCTTGTCTATATCGACATTGCGCCTCCGCCTCCACCAAATCTAAAGGGTGATCTTTGGTTTAACCCAGAGGACGGCAACCTTTACATCTACATGGCCCCCGATTGGTGCAAGACAAACGGAAGCGACGGGACAGCTGACGCGATAGTCGAGAGAATCTTGGCTGGCAAGGGCATTGCAGTATCTCCAGAAACTGGAGTCGGTGCTGTCACTGTTTCATCTACGGCGACATTGAATTTTGTTTTAACAACGGGCGAAGAAAAGCCTATCCCTCTCTCCTAGGAGTTTTAAATGGAAAGTCTCTTACTAAAAGTCATTAAAGATGGACTGGGCAACCCGACCGGACTTGGTGAGTTCACACCAGACGAAGTCGTTGCGCTGACTGGCGATATTAAATTCGCCGACGGTACAGTTCAATCAACAGCCGCAACCTCTGGCGCAATCGATTCAGTATTCGGTCGCACTGGTGTGGTCGTGGCTGTCGCTGGCGACTACGACGCACTGAAGATCACGTTCGACCCGACGAACGTCACCGGTATGGACGCAACAAACGTCCAGACCGCAATCGAGCAACTTGGCTCGATCGTTAAAGAAACGGCGTCAGACTTGCTGTTTATGGGCTTGCTCGGCTTTGACGACGCTGACCCTACTGCTCCTGCTGCCGGTGGCCCAAGCCATTATTACATTTTCAACACTGCGGGAACTCGTACTGTTGGCGATGCAACCGGAAAAGTAATCGCAGTCGGTGATTGGCTTGCATACCACCGTCCAACGAGCAAGTGGGTTCACTTGGACTACTCGGCTCGTCAGGTGACAGCTGCTGGCACAACTTACGATCCAGGCGTAGCAGCTCGCGCAAACACATACCTGACAGCGACAGACGTTCAAGCAGCCCTTGACCAAGCCGATGTAGCACTCGGTGCGGCAAACACTCGCATCGACAATCTGGAACTCGCTCCCGGTGGCGTGTCGAGCTTTAAGACTCGTACTGGTGCGGTCGTTCCAGTTGCAGGCGACTACACCGCAACGATGACAACCTTTACTCCAGTTCCAGGTATCACTGCTACTGAAGTTCAGGGCGCAATTGCTGCCTTGTCGTTGAAGGCAATTCCTTTCTTCGACACAGACGGCGTGAGCAAGCCAATCCCATTGGCCTAAGTAAACAAAGTCCTCGCTCAGAAATGGGCGAGGCACCGAATATTTAAGGAGCGATGATGTCAGAGTTTTTGCCGATCAAACCAATATATACGGGCGTCGACGTGACCGCATTGGGGGAACCATCTCCCGATGACGTTATGCGTGCTCCTGGTGGCGGCATTAAGTTCCCCGATGGATCGCTCCAAATAACCGCTGTCGGCCTAGCAGGTCCACAGGGTGAAGAGGGCTTAAGCGCATACGAAGTCGCAGTGACTAACGGTTATCCGGGTACTGAGGCGGAGTGGCTTGATTCCCTAGTTGGTGCGCCAGGCGCGGCCGGAGCAGATTCAACAGTTCCAGGTCCAGCTGGTCCCGCTGGTGCAGATTCGACAGTTCCAGGTCCACAAGGCCCGGCCGGTGCGGATTCAACAGTTCCTGGCCCAGTCGGTCCAGCTGGCCCCTCGGCCGTTTCATTAGATGCCGGAAACACAGCCACGCTAGGAACAGACAATCTTATTTTTGTGCCGGCTACATCTACATCAGCACTCGAAGCCCGTGTCGCAGCTCTCGAGGCCGCAATGGCACAACTCCTACCCTGGACAAAACTTTAAGGACTGAAGATGGCCTACGACTTAGCGACTGCAAGAGTTCGAATCGGATTGAATGCGGCAGATACCTCCAAGGACTCGACGCTGACAATAGCAATGAATGCAGCACTCGGCGAGGCACAGAGGTATTGCAACCGCACATTTTTCTATACACAGGAAGAGGCTGAGTTTATTCACTTTGCCGCCGATGTCGCGCAGATCAGTCGCTACCCATTGCGTCAGGTTTTAAGTGTTTATGCAGACGGCAACCTTATTGACGACAAGCAATACCACACGCACAACCAAGAGGGAAAGATCATCTTTGACAATCGGATTGTGGCTCACACTCTGCGCGTCAAATACGAGGGCGGTTATGCCCAGCTGCCGAGTGAATTAGAGATAGCCCTTTGGTTGATATTCGATTCGATGTGGGCAGTTCTTGATGTGTCGAGCACCATGACAAGCGTGGGCAACATTAAGACGATCAGCGTCCCTGATGTTGGCTCAATCACTTACGCAGACACATCAAAGACTGGCAGCACAAATGATGGCGGCGCAATCCCTGGCGTTGCTCGATCGATTCTTGACTTGTTTCGGATGATCGTATGTTGATGAGCCAGGCGCAATACGAATCCGTGATTGACGTGCTGGGCGTGTCGGCTACCTTCACGCACATCAAGTCTGGGGTCGTGGTGGCCATTGAAAAGGTTGGCATTCGCACGAACTCGACAAACGAGGCACTCGTCAATGCTTACGGCGTGGGGTCCAAGACCATCACTGTGAAGGCAAGCTCTTTGGCCACGACACCAGAGAAGTTCGATTCGATGGTCATAAACGATGAGCGCATGGTCATCGAGGCGGTCACGGTCGTCCATGAGCCAGGCACAGGCAAGGTGATCGGTTTCAGATGTTTTGTGAAAGGGAAGTGATATGTCGAGCAGAGCCGTTCGCAGATTGGCTAGAGAGTGGGCATCAAAGCTCGATGTCCCCTACGTCGACACGATCAATTTTGAAACTAATCCCACCGAGGACATCTGGTTCACGATTGAGTTCTCCGCATATGGCATGGACAAGCTCTCTTATTGCAATACCTGGCAGGAGGTTGGTTCTATCCAGCTGGATTTTTTTGGTGTGGCCGGCGTGGGTGATGATGGTTTGCTTGAAGTGGCAGAGCCGGCTGCGCGGAGGTTTTTCGAGTCATCTGCCGAATCTGAGTCGATGACATTTACAACGATTGCAGCCCCGGACGATTTCACGCCGTCTGGTGGCGAACCGAAGTTCGGCGTGAGCTTTTTAATTTCTTACACATTTAATTTATAGGAGCAGACACCATGTCGGCTAAGAATACCGCAGCAGTTCGTATGTGTTTGACACCAGAAGTGGTGACAAACTCTTTAGTTCCAACAGCAATCACTTCAATCGCATCGATCGATGGCAAGCCCCAGGGCGTGATGGTCGAATCCTCAGTCTCTCCCAAAGTGGGCGAGGTTGTTAAGTTTAAGGATGTCGGGTTTGCATCGATCAACAACAAATCATTCGTTGTGACCGGTGTCACGGCCGCTGGCTTTTCTATTGGCAACGTGATCCTGGGCGATGGAACGCTATCGGCTGATCCAATTATTGAACACTACGCAGATTCGGAAATGGACTGCATGTGCTTGTCTGAGTTCACGATCAGCACCGCCGCACCTGCTGTGATCGACACATCGACCTATTGCGGAAGTGCATCGATCCCCAGCGCAAAAGTTGAGGCCGGTACTGCCGCAGCGGTTGGTTACGTTGATACGAACGACTCTGGCTACCTGGCGATCCTCGAGGCAATCGAGACTGGCAAGGAATACATCTTGCGAATCTCGCTTGGCGATAACGGTTACCTGGTGATGCCTGTTGTGTTGAGTGGAATGTCCTACACGTTGCCGCTTGATGGCGCACAACAGTACAGCTTCCAGTTCACTTTTGGCGCATCACCTAAGCACGTTTTTGCTTAAAGACTTGGGAGCGGCAGCCTTACTCCTTGGTGTCAAGTCTAGTCCCCTTGACGAGCCGCTCCACCTTAATTCGGGACTATGTCTAAAAGGACTTACGACATGATCAAGATCGACGAGTACGAAGTGCATCAGGTTTGTGTTGGCGACATGTTGCCAATTCTAGGGCTGGCTTCAACGGACAGCCCGACCTTCCAGCTCAAGCTAGTTGCTGCCTCGGTCACACGAGCTGGGGTAAAGATGAGCGAGGACGAGGTCAAGCAGATCCCATTCACTGTTTACATGAAGAAGCTCATTCCAGCAGTCATTGAGCTCAATGGTCTTTCAGAATCGGGAAACGAATGAACGTCCACGAAAAGAACCTCTACGCACTGGCCGAACGGCTTTCGACTCCTGTCTATGAGTTGAAAGCAAAGATGCCTGTGGAGGAATTCTTTAAGTGGATTGAATTCTTTAATGACAAACAGGAAGAGTCATCCAATAACCTCTTGTCCTCGCCGGACAAGATGCTCGCGGGAGTGATGGGACATCGTGGCTGAAACGACTATCCGCCGGGTCAATGTTGGGGGAGTGGGAACATTCTCCCGGCAGACTATTGCCCAGGATATTGAAACGACCAGCATCGCGGATGTTCGGGAGTTTATGAAGTCGATCCTGGCCGAGGATACCGCCGAGCAGATAAAGCTGGGCAATGATCCGGTCAGGTTCACGATTGACGGGCGCGACGGCAAGAAGCTAGACGCCATCAGGTATCGAGCGTCTGTCCTCTTTGGCAACCAGCTGACCGCAATGGCAATGAGGGCGGCAGAGTATGAGCTCGCAGCATCGATCAACAAGTACACGACGGCAAACACCGGCAAGCTCTCCGACACCTCGGGCAGCTGGTCCTGGTATCTACGCAAGGGCTCGGCAAGGAAAGGGGCGATCACGCCGATTGATGAAAGCGAATCCCCACTGCTCGGCCCAGGCGAGTATTTGATGCTGCTGCCGACCTCCGTGCCGTATGCGACGGTCGTTGAAAAGGTTCTCTGGAAGTCGTCCAAAGTGACGATGAAGATCAAGACAAAGAAGGGCAAGGAGACCGCCAGGATGGGATACATGGAGGTCGCTGCCAGAAAGATTTCAAGGCTCGGTTTATACAAAGATTTCAATGTGGCCAACGGCGTATCCAAGAGATATCGAATGGCCGGTAATTATTCGCCAGATGTTGTGTATTTAATCATCTGGCCTAAGAGGAAGCGCTAATCATGGCAGCTAATGTTTCGGAACGTGTCTATAAGATATCGGTCGATGGCGCGTCTGCGATCAAGCAACTAGAGAAGATCTCTGACTCCGCATCCTCCATCGACAAGCGGATGCAGCAAGTCGGATCTGCGCTTAAGGCGGTCTTTGCTGTGGGCGCAATCGTTGCCGGTGCAAAGGCCGTTTCGGACGAGGTCCTCAGAGTTGCAGAACGATTTGACGAGATGGGCAAAGCTGCCCAGAAGGTTGGCGTCGCAGCCGAAACATTATCTGCTCTAAAGTTTGCAGCCGAGCAGTCTGGCGTGGGCTTTGACCAGCTTCAGGTTGGTCTAAAGAAAATGTCAGTCGGTCTGCTCGAGTTGGAGGATGCCACCTCCAAGTCAGGATCGATGCTCAAGGCGCTTGGCGTCACCACTAAAGACACAGCGGAGACGGCATTTACCAAGGTCGCGCAGAAGCTCTCTGAGATGCCTGACGGCTTTCAAAAGACAGCCGCTGCGATGGCAATCTTTGGCAAGTCAGGCGCAGACTTGATCCCTCTGCTCAATGAGGGCGCAGACGGCGTCAAGAAGATGACAGATCGAGCCGCAGAGCTTGGTCTGGTTATGAAAGACAGCACCATTGCACAGCTAACCCTATTTAATGACTCGCTTGATGAGATTAGAAAATCTGCTGAGGGTCTACGCAACAAACTACTTGAAGGTCTTGCGCCGGCACTTGCGGGTATTGCACAAACAATCGCAGATGCAAGTAATGTGTCTGATGCTTGGGTAACAGTTGGCAAGAAGTTAGGTGAGATTTTCGTTGCGGTATCGCTTGACATCAACACGGTCATCACAGACATACAGATCATGGCGCTCGCAGTTCGCTCTTTGGCGAGTCTTGATGCTCTGAAGGCATTCGGGACAGAGCGTCAAAAGCTCATTGATCAAAACGACAAATTCAGAACGACATTGCTCGAGAACGTCGCGGCTGCCGACCAGATGACAGGAGCGACAATCAGAACCGGCGATGCGGCTGCCGTGACGGCCGGGAAGTTTGAAGCTGGCGCCCTGGAGAAGTGGGCTGAAAGTCTGAAGAAGTCGGCTGAAGAAATGGATTTAATTCCTGAGAAGATGAACATTCTCGCTCAGGCAATGACCACGCTCAAGGAGCGTGGCGAAGAAGGTTCGAACGCATTCAAGGTAATGTCGGATGCTTACAAGAAGCTCAACGAGGACATGGCAAAGGGTAACGTCGGCGCCACTATCGAATTGCAGGTGCAAAAGCTGAAAGACGAAGCAGCACTGGCCGCCGAGAAATTTGAGTATCTTTCCAGCGCCATTGCCGTGGCTTTCGAGCAGGGTGACACTGAAGGCGCCCAGCTGATGATCAAGATGATGCAAGACCTGCAAGGCGAGACTGATAAGACGCAGACTCAGTTTGAGCAGCTCTCGCAAGGGATCGAGAACGCAATCGCGCAAAACGCGAGCAACGCTGTGAACTCGTTCATCGACAACATCGGTCAGGCTCAGATGTCGTTTACTGACTTTGCGGCATCGGTGATCAAAGATATCGCTAAGATGGTCGTGCAGCTGTTGATTATGAAACCGCTGATGGACAGCATCAAGGGGTTCATGGGATTCGGCACAGTGGGTGCGAATGCTCAAGGCAACGCTTACTCGTCAGGCACGAGCCTGGCTCAAGGCATCTACACACAGCCCACACTATTCAAGTTCGCCAAGGGCGGCACCTTTGGGCGCAGCACTGGGCTTATGGGCGAAGCCGGACCCGAGGCAATTGTCCCCTTGAAGCGCACAGCATCAGGCGACCTGGGCGTACAGGCATCACCCGTCAACGTGAATGTCTACAACAACGCAGGAGTTGATGTAGAGACTCGCACAAGTGACAACGCAGACGGATCTAGACAGATCGACATTCTCATTGAACGCAAAGTAAGAGACGGCATCGCAAACGGTTCTTTTGATCGAGCGATGCGCGGCTCTTACGGTTTAGCAAGGGTTGGGGCATAAATGGAAAAGTATCAAGACGTAATTATTGATCCGTCAGGCAATGCTCTTGCAGACGTGACTGTCCGGGTAAAGATTTTCGGTATGAATGATCTTGCCAAACTCTACGCAGACAACTCGGGAACTCCAAAAGTAAACCCGATGAAAACTGATGCGAACGGGCACTTCTGGTTCTACACAGAGCAGGGTCGATACTCGCTGGAGCTTACGGGCGGCGGGATCATTTCAAAGACAGTCACAGACATCTGGGTCGACGATGTGATCTACGCATTGCGTGAGTCGCCAGTATTCACAGGCAATCCCACCGCGCCCACGCCTCCTGTAACCGATGGCTCTAAGAGGCTTGCAACGACTGAGTTCACAGCTGGGCTGATGTCGCAGCACGTTGCCTCGGCTGATCCTCATCCTGTCTATTTGACGAAGTCTGAGATGGATGCGCGGTATGGCGGAACCGTCACGCAGCTTGTGGACAAGACAGCAGCCGTGGATATCAGCAAGAACACGGGCGAGATTATTACGGCCGACACGATTGTCCCGTCAGGCGCAAGCGTGGCATTCACGATGAACAACCTGGTGATTGATGAGCACGACAACATCGTGATCAATCTGAAATCTGGGTCGGCTGCCGTTGGTGTTTACAACATTTGGGTCGACTCAATTGCGAAGGGCTCCTGCAATATCGTGATCCGCAACATCAGCACAAGCATGTTCGGCGAGGCGTTGAAACTTCAATTCACGGTTATCAAAGGGGCAATATCGTGACTATCGTTGCCAGGCTAGAACCGATTGATCCAAATAGGCCGCCAGGCGGAGTCATCCAAATTGGCGATCGTCCGCCCAGCATTGATGGCTGCATGCAGACCTGGGTGGAAACTTATGAGTCGCAGGTGCTGAGAACGAACATGGAGGCGCCTGGCTACATCAAGGTGCGCCGAAGGGTAACGGGCAGAAGCACCAAGATTGAGGCCACCGTCACGCTGGCGGCCAAACTGTACGACGACTTGCAGCTCTGGTTCTTTGAGAAGTCGCAAGCCGGAACGATCCCCACTCGAGTCAAGAGACCGCAGGACGGGGCAGAGGTTGTGGTGCGGTTCAGTGAGCCGCCGACCATCAACTTCATTGACAAGGGCGCAATGGCTGTGAGCTTTAAGTTCGAGCAATTGCCAATCTGGGTGACTCTCTAATGCCGATGCAACCACAAAACGTCAGATATGCAAACGCAAGCGCCACGAACGCGGCTTGGTTCTTTCTGCTGTCAATCACTCCGGCGAGCGGTGATGAGGTGATCCATCTAGTTAATAACAACGAGCCTGTGATCAGCAACGGGATCACCTACATACCGTACCCGTTTAACCTGACCCTGCCGCTGGACACCGGGGACAAGATCCCGACAATCACTTTGACCATTGACAACGTCGATCAGATGCTCGTCGAGGCGATCCGCGAGCTAGAGGTTGCACCGTCAATCCGTGTGCAGCTGATCACCTCGGTTTTTCCTGACCTGGTTGAGAAGGACTTGGATTTCCTGAAGTTGCGAAATGTCACCTATGACGCAATGTCGATCTCTGGGACCCTAGAGGTTGCTTCAGTCTGGGCACGAAAGTTTCCCTCTGAGCAAGTTGATCCCGTTCACTATCCAGCGCTTTTCTATTGATATGCAGCTCGCAAAGTACATCGGCATCCCGTACAAAGACCGCGCAAGAAGCGAGTGTTGTGTCGACTGCTGGGGACTTGTGTGCTTGTTCTACCGCAACGAGTTCGGCATCGAATTGCCACAGTACACAACCGACACGCCGGAAGGCCAAAAGTATGTCGCTGAAGTCGTTGCAGGGACCAGAGTGGAGCCTACTTGGAAGAAGGTCACTCAGCCAACGCTTGGCGATGTATTGCTTTTCAGAGTTCAGGGGCTGCCGACTCACGTTGGCATCGCCTTAAAAGACAATGAGTTCTTGCACTCATTCCCGAATAGAGATTCGTGCATTGAGAGACTAGACAGCCTCTCGTGGACAAAAAGATTAGACGGTGCGTATAGATGGGTCAATTAACGAACGTCAAGGTAAAGCATCGCGTCTTTGATGATGCGGTGCATCTAACGATACCGCCAGGGGCTTCGATCAGGGAGATCATCACTCTGTCTGAAATCCCTGAGCAAATCCACGGCAATATCGTTGTGCTCAATCACGGCTCGATTGTCGGTGATTGGGAATACGTCACCAAGGATGCGGACAACTTAGCCATTTGCGTGGTCCCTCAAGGTGGCGGCGGCCGAGGCGGCAAGAGCATTCTAGGCGCTGTGGCCATGATTGCGGTTGCAGCACTTGCTTGGTATGCGGCTCCGGTGTTTTTCGGTCTGGCTGCGGGTTCAGGAATTACCGGCATCGGTATGTCTATGGTGGCTGCCGGA